GGGGGTTCTTTAGCTGCCACACGAACTGCGGATTTACAAATCCACACAGATGTTGCTGGAGGAGCTGTTTCTTTTGGTGATGAAAGTAGTGTAGTGATTTCTACAAATGCAACAGGTGCAGGGAGCCAAGGTTATATTGGTAGCCTTTGGTTTGGCTCACAAGATGTAAGTCAATCCAGTCAATACGGTTGGAAAATGGCTGGCATGGCAGGTTATATGTCAGGTGATACTAGCTCTTCTGGTGGTAGTGCTGACTTGCTATTTTACACTGCAAGTTCTAGTCAAACTGGCACAGAACGTATGCGTATTGACGCATCAGGCAAATTGCTAATTGGCACTACAGCAGTTCTGAGTTTTGCTTCTTCCGCACCAATACAAGTATTGAGTTCGGGTATAGCTGGTGCTTTTAAAAATACTACTGCAGGTAGTCAAACTATTTCAGTTTATAACACAGGAAATTCTGGGACTAGATATTTGATGTGGTTTGAGTCTAATGCAAGCAAAACTAATGTTGGATCAATTACATCTAATGGATCAGCCACAGCTTACAACACATCCTCAGACTACCGCCTAAAAGAAAACGTAGACTATACATGGGATGCAACAACAAGATTAAAACAACTAAAACCTGCACGATTTAATTTTATATCTGACGACACTAATACTTTAGTTGACGGCTTCCTAGCTCACGAAGTTTCTAGCATTGTACCAGAAGCAATCACTGGTACTAAAGATGCTATGAGGGATGAAGAGTACGAAGTAACACCAGCAGTTGAAGAAGTTAGAGATGCTGATGATAACATCACAACAGAGGCCGTTGAGGCAGTCATGGGAACTCGTAGTGTCCCTGACATGCAAGGCATAGACCAATCTAAATTAGTGCCATTATTAATTAAAACAATCCAAGAGCTTGAAGCTCGCATCACAGCATTGGAGGCAGAATAATGAGTAAAGCCGCAGATTTAGCCCGAACAGCCAGTGCCTCCGAAACGGCTTTGAGTAATAGAAATATTATAATTAATGGTGCAATGCAAATATCTCAGAGAAGTGCGTCAGTTACAGGTATTACAGACACTGGTTATTACACGTTGGATAGGTGGAAATCTAGAATAATTACAATGGGAACTTGGACGCAGACTCAGTCTACAGATGTGCCAACGGGTGCAGGATTTGCTACTTCTTTAAAAATGGATTGCACAACTGCGGACGGTAGTCCTGCTGCAACAGACGTAGTCCAGTTTTTTTATGGTATTGAGGGGCAAGATGTACAACAATTAAAATATGGAACTCCTGATGCAGAGCAACTAACTCTTTCTTTCTGGGTTAAGGCAACTAAAACAGGGTTAAATGTTGTAACTTTGTATCAAGATGATCCAGCTAAGTCCGTATCTGGGACTTACACAATTTCTACTTCCAATACTTGGGAATACAAAACTCTTACTTTTGTTGGAAATACTGCCGATGTAATAGCAAATGATAATACTAGAGGTCTTCTTGTCATATGGGAGCTAGGTGCTGGTTCTAATAGGACATCAGGGACACTCAAAACTACTTGGACAGATTTTATAGAGGCTAATGAATCAGTAGGTCAAGTTAACAATGCTGATAGCACGTCTAATGATTGGTTAATTACAGGAGTTCAACTAGAAGTCGGCACAGTAGCCACACCCTTTGAGCACCGTTCATATGGGCAAGAGTTGGCTTTGTGTCAGAGGTATTATGAGAAAAGTTATGATACTACTGTAGCCCCAGCGACAGATACTGTTAATGGAACTTATAATTTTGCTGGTTCATCAGAAGGCAATGGTAACGTAATTGTACCAATTATCTTTTCTGTGGCTAAAAGGGCAGCACCAACTATGAAGGGGTATAGAAAGGCAGGTACAGCAGATAGTTGGAACTTTGACCGCTCTGGTTCTTCTACCGCAGGGGCTATTACCTTTGATAGGATAGGGGTTAATCAGACTAGAGCCTACATAGCGGCAGGAGCAAACTTTGTTGAGGTGTATGTTTATGGACACTGGGTAGCGGATGCGGAGTTATAATTATGGAAAACAGTATGAACATTACAACAGCAAAATATAACAAGGACAATGGCTCTATCAATGCCACCATAGACGGACAAGAGATGTCAGTGCCACTAGACCCAGCCAACAGGCACTACGCAGCTATCCTTGAATGGGTGGCAGATGGCAATACAATCGAGGCGGCAAGTTAGGAGGATAGAATGGGAAAAGGTCAAAAACACTACCTTAAAAACGGCACAGAATTTACTGGCAAAACGCATAAGATGTCTAACGGTTCTATGCACACTGGTTTAAAACACACTAAAGGTTCTAAAGTAGTGGTTCATCTTAAAGATCTTTCAAAAACTGCACAAAAGAAAGCGGGAGCATAACATGTTTGGATTATTAGGAACAATTCTAGGATTTGCATCATCGGCTGTTCCAGCCATCACAGATTCATTTGCCAGAAAACAAGACAATAAGCACGAACTAGACAAAATGAAAACGATGGCTGAATTAAGGGCATCTGGGTACGATCACGATGTTAAAATGTACGAAACAATGGGTGCGGATAATGAACACGACAGACTTATCCAGCATGATATAAGTATTAATCAAGGTGTGGGTTTCATAGCAGGATTACAGAAATCAGTTCGGCCTGTAATTACTTATGCTTTCTTTTTGTTGTTTGCTACGATAGAAATAACACTTTTATTGGAGGCATTAAAGACTGGGATTGATTTTGCTGAAGCTATACAAGTTCTCTGGGATGATGAGACAAAAGGTATATTTGCAGCTATTCTGGCCTTCTGGTTTGGCTCACGGGCTATTGACAAAGCGAGGAAAGTATAATGAGTTTATATGAGAACATACGCAAGAAAAAAGCTAGAATCAAAGCTGGCTCTGGTGAGAAAATGCGTAAAAAAGGTGACAAGGGTGCACCAGCTAAAGGCATCTTTAAAAAGATAGCTAAGAAAAGGAACGCTTAAGTGATACAAAATTACGAGCATTGTTTACATTTATTATTAGAACACGAGGGCGGTTTCGTGAATCATCCAAGCGACCCTGGGGGAATGACTAATCTAGGGGTTACTAAAAAAGTATATGAGGACTGGGTTGGAAAAGAAGTCTCTGAACAAGAGATGAGAGATCTTACTGTGGATGACGTAGCTCCAATATATAAAAACAATTATTGGGATCGAGGTAGCTGTGATGAGTTACCTAGTGGTGTAGATTGGTGTGTGTTTGATTGGGGTGTTAACAGTGGTATGAGTAGGTCAGCTAAAGCATTACAAAGAATTGTTGGTGTGGAGGCAGATGGCGGCATTGGACCGATGACGCTTCAAGCTGTAGAAGACATGGCTCCAGAAGAAATAATAATTCCAATGCATACAGCAAGGCAGGAATTTTATGAAGGTCTAAGTACGTTCGATACTTTTGGTAGAGGATGGACAAGACGAAACGATGAGACGCTGGAAGCAGCATTAGAAATGGCAGTATAATAGAAAGGATACTCTTATGTGTGGATCGATGGGAAAAAAGAAAAAAATGAAGTACAAAGATGGCGGCGAAGTCAAAGGCATGATGGGCGGCGGCATGGTTAAATACGGAAAAGGCGGCGCAGTTGATACAAAAAACAAAGGCCGCGAAGTTGATACTAAAGGCCAAGGAGCTCAAGTCAAACCTAATTTCTTTAGCGGAGTCTATTAAGTGCTAGACGGAGTTGAATTTGCTCGTTATATGTATAAGGTATTGAGGGATAGAGAACAGGATATATCCGACGCTCTTTCCCACGGTGCAGTTAAGGACTGGGAGCAGTACAAATCTTTGGTAGGTGAGATACGGGGCGTTGCCTTTGCCAGAGAAGAAATTAAAGCCCTGCTGGAGAAAAACGCAGACGATGTCGAAGACCTTATATCTTCCTGAACATGTCGCGCAAAAAAGGAAAGCTGAAAAGGAGGCCGCAAGTGCGTCTTCTCTCGCTGATAGCGCGTATATACCCGCCGATGAAAGGGTTTTAGACCCTTCACGCTTAGATCAACCCTTAGTCGAAAGATTACCTCAACCCACAGGGTGGCGCGTTCTTGTAATGCCGTACCAAGGTAAGGCAAAGACTGGCGGTGGTTTATTTATCCCAGATGAAATTCGTGAACGAGAAGCAGTAGCTACTGTTGTTGCTTATGTTATGCGAGTTGGCCCTATGGCTTACAAGGACCCAGAAAAGTTCGGTCCTGACGCAGAGCCGTGGTGCAAGGAGGGTCAATGGGTTTGCATTGGTCGTTATGCGGGATCTCGTTTTAGAATTGAGGGTGGTGAAGTTCGTATCATAAATGATGACGAAGTTATTGCCACTATTTTAGAACCAGATGACGTTAAACATATTTAGGAGAGAGCCATGAGTGAAGAAACTGAAATCAAGCAAGCAGGTGATGAGGAAGAGTCAGTTGTTATTGAAGTAGAAGAGACGGAGAGCGAGGCACCTGAAGAAAAGGTTGCTGCACAAGAACCAGAAGTCAAGGCTCAAGAAGAGGCACCTGACGATGAGCTTGAGACATATGGTGAAAAAGTTCAGCTTCGAATTAAGAAACAAACGGCTAAATATCACCAAGAAAAACGAGAAAAAGAAGAAGCACAGAGATTTGCAGAGAAGCTGTTGCAGGAAAACAACAATCTAAAGGCTCATAACAAACAGCTAGATAGTGGTTATTTAAATCAGTACGGAGCTAAAGTTGACGCACAGTTACAAACGGCTAGACAGGCTTACAAGGAAGCCTATGAGTCCGGTGATTCAGATGCGGTAGTCAAGGCGCAAGAATATTTATCTCGTGCGACTATAGATTCTGACAGATATAATATTGCAAAACAACGTGCTGACCAGAGATTATCTGTAGAGCAAGCGCAACCTGAACAACAGAGACAGGCTGTTGCACCGCAACAAGCGGCACCTCCTCCTCCTCGACAGGAGGATCCCAAGGCGCGGGGTTGGGCAGAAAAAAACGCTTGGTTTGGTCAAGATGAAGTCATGACTTACGCAGCGTTTGGTATTCATCGAAAGATGGTAGAGGAAGAAGGGTTTGACCCGATGTCCAATGAGTACTATACTGAAGTGGATCGCAGAATGGTGTCGGAGTTTCCGGCAAAATTAGGTGTCAAGAAAACGGGAGGAAGTACCCAGGTCGCACCCGCTGGATCTTCCGCTTCCCGCAATATAAAAAAGGGGCGCAGGACCGTGACGCTAACTCCATCGCAAGTTGCTATGGCAAAAAGGCTAAATGTACCTATTTCGGAATATGCAAAGTATGTGAAGGATTAAAAACATGGCAGATGCAAGAACCGCACGAACAGACGAAACGCGAGAAAAAGAAACGCGCAGAAAACCCTGGGCACCGCCCAGTCGCCTAGATGCCCCCGCGCCACGAGAAGGCTATGTGCATCGTTGGATACGAACAGCTATGCGAGGAGAGGATGATCAAAGTAATGTTCATGCTAAACTTCGTGAAGGGTGGGAACCCGTCCGTGCTGATGAACATCCAGGCACCCAGTATAACACTATCGAAGATGGTAAGTTTATGGGTGTAATCGGGAATGGTGGCTTGATGCTGTGTCGAATACCAATCGAAACCGCCAATGAAAGAAACGAGTATTACGGGACCCGTACCCGCGAAGCAATGACGGCAGTCGATCAAGATCTAATGAAGGAACAAAATCCTTTGATGCCTATTCATCAGACTAGGCAAAGTCGTGTAACCTTCGGGCGGGGAAAACCCCCTTCTGATAATTAATGAGGTGCTATAATGGCAAATGTTAATGTAGCCTATGGTCTGAAACCCATAGGAAAACTTGGTCAAGCGACCAATTCTACTGGTATGACAGAGTATCGCATAGCCGTCGCAAACACTAATCCAATATTCCAAGGCATGCCGGTTATACCGTTAGCTACGGGAGTTATTGACGATCTACAAGCTGCGGCTGGTGGTAACGTCTCTATTGTTGGTGTTTTTGGCGGATGTGAGTATACATCTTCAAGTACTGGTAAAGTAGTATGGTCGAATTACTGGCCTGGCTCTGGCGCGGATACTGCGTATCCTGTCAAAGCTTTCGTGTATGATGATCCAAACCAACTGTTCTCTGTTGCTACGTCAAATGTAGTTGCTGGAGCAGATACTGAAGCAGAAGTCCGCACAGCGGTTTTTGCTAATATTGCTCTTGCAACAGGTAACAGCGGTTCTACTACCACTGGTATGTCTTCTGCAACAGCGGATCTAAATACAATCGCAGCCACCAACACTTTGGCGTTAAGAGTTATGGGTATCGTAGAAGATCCCGATAATGCTGACTTCACTGTTGCTGGTATCCCTTTAATCGTTAGAATCAATAACCACTTCAATGCGCCAACTGGCTCCATTGCGGCGGGTACTGTTTCAACAACTGGCGTATAGGAGACTAGAAAATGGCTATATCACGCGCACAACTAGCGAAAGAGCTAGAGCCTGGTCTCAATGCCTTATTTGGCATGGAGTACGACAGGTACGAAAACCAGCACTCGGAAATATACACTACTGAGTCTTCAGACAGAGCGTTTGAGGAAGAAGTTATGCTATCCGGGTTTGGAGCTGCTCCGAATAAATCGGAAGGTTCCGCTGTAAACTTCGATGATGCTGGCGAAGCATATACTGCTCGCTACAACAACGAAACCATCGCATTGGCATTCTCAATCACGGAAGAAGCTATCGAGGACAATCTCTATGATCGTCTCGGAAGCCGATACACCCGTGCTCTTGCGAGATCAATGGCTCACACGAAGCAGGTTAAAGCTGCCGCTATTTTGAACAATGCGTTCACTGGTGGTACTTCTGCTGGAGGCGACGGAGTTGCACTTTGTTCAACTGCACACCCTCTTACAAACGGTGGGACACTGGCGAATACTCCAGCGACTGCATCTGATCTAAACGAAACTTCTTTGGAAGATGCGTTAATCAGTGTTGCTGGATATGTCGATGAGCGTGGACTAAAAGTTGCACTTCGCGGTATGAAACTTGTTCTACCACGGCAACTTCAGTTCATTGCAGAGCGTATCATGGTATCTAATCTTCGGGTTGGCACTGCTGATAACGACACTAACGCAATCAAATCAATGGGAATGGTTCCTGAAGGCTATGCCGTCAATGACTTCCTAACTGATCCAGATGCGTGGTTCGTTAAAACAGATGCTCCTCGTGGATTTATTCACTTTGAGAGAACTCCTATGGCGACGAACATGGAAGCTGACTTCGACACAGGCAACATGCGATACAAGGCTCGGGAGCGTTACAGCTTCGGATTCTCGGATCCACGTTGTGTATTCGGTTCGCCAGGAGCGTAATCGGAACTACTAAGAAATAGAGAGGGCGGCTATTTAGTCGCCCTCTTTTCGTTTAAAAAGGAGAGTAAAATGAAAATTGTAAATTGGGTTATGAAACGTTTATCTGAACCATCTAGCTATGCTGCAATAGGCGTAGGTGTTATAGGTATAGGAATGATATCAGGTGTAGGCGAATTGCTGTTCGTCGGCGTTGCCTGTGCTATCTTAGGTTTGATCCTCGCAGAAGAATCAAAAAACAGCAAATAAATAGAGAAAGGGTCCGGTATCAACTTGACCCTTTCTTTTTCTTTTAGAATATTGTATTCTATACACACCTTGACAGTCGCATCCCGCGACTGACATTTGCCACGACAAGGAGATTAACATGGCTACAACTACTTTCTCTGGACCTATTAAGGCCGGAACAATTAGAAACACTACTGGATCGACCGTTGGCTCAAATATGGCTAATGTTGGATTTGTCGGTATGTCTCAAACTGCTACGATTACCCAAGCGGCAACAACAACAACCACAGATATCATAATCCCAGCAAACAGCCAGATAATGGCTATTGACCTGACAGTTACTACTGCTTGGAGCGGTGTCGCAACGACAGTGGGATTCGGCGGCGTAGGCGCGGCTACTTCTTTAACTGCGGCGGGTGCTGTAGCAGGAGGCACGGTAGGGATTATAGCATCTAGTCCTGGAACAGATGCTACTCGTGTTGGAAAATGGCTAGATACTGGGACAAGCGACCATCGTCTCATCGTAACCACTGCTAATACAGGCAATGGAGTTGGTGCTGTAACTGTGCGCTATGCTCAAAATAACAACGTATCGTAGCAAGCTAATTTTTAGAGAGGGGGTAGCTCCCCTCTCACTTTTATAAAGGAGAAGAATATGGCGGGTTCAGACGTACAATCGACCTTCATTGAATCGGCGGCAGCAGATCCAGATGGGATCTCAGCAAGTGCACAGGTTGGAAACAACGCTAATTTAGTCATAGGTGGCGCGTTAGCAAGCGGCGGTGCTGTTACTTTCGATAATCCAAGAAATGTTACTATTACTTCTGGTGGTAACGATAGTGGAATAACTTTCACTGTTACTGGGACGGCTGCAAGCGGCGCGGCTCTAGCAGAAACTATTACAGGCGGCAACGCTGGAATAGCAACAGGAACATCAATATTTGCAACGGTTACTCAGATAACGGCAGTAGGTGATCCTGCGGGCACGGTCATAGCGGGATCGGGTACTACAATACAAGCTACTATTTTTGCAGGAAGATGCAGATTAAAAGGTATTTATTTAGTCAGCACTGCAACAAGTGGAACAATTTCATTCAGAAACGCTTCTGTAACAGGAACGGCTCTTCTACAATACAATACTCCAGCCGGTGTTGGCGCGGAATATCCAGATGTCCCAGACAATGGGATGGTGTTTCCAGACGGTGCTTACCTTACTTACAGTTCTGCTCACGCAACTTCTGCAACGATCTTTTACGCTTAGAGGTTCTTATGGCTGATAACATGCCAAAAAGAAATAAAAAGAATTTTCGCCCTACTAAGAGTGGGGCGGGAATGACGGAGAAGGGTGTCAAATCCTATAGAGCAAAGAACCCAGGATCAAAGTTAAAGACTGCGGTCACGGGCAAAGTTAAAAAAGGTAGTGCGGATGCAAAGAGACGAAAATCTTATTGCGCTAGGTCCGCTGGACAAATGAAACAATTTCCGAAGGCGGCTAAAGATCCTAATAGTCGGCTTCGCCAAGCTCGTAAACGATGGAGATGCTGATGAGTTCTCAAGTCAAATTAATCTTTATTGCGGCTGGAGTTTCTATTGTTGTAGGGGTTGTTGGCACATGGTCTGCTTGGGTTACTCGTACTTTAGTTACTGTGGATAAGACTACGGCAGTCATGAGTATAAAGTTAGACACTAACCATAGTATGCTAGCTGTAATAATGAAAAATCTTTCTATAGAAAGGGTAAAATATGTCAACGTCAGGGACTAGAACCTTCGATCTTAGTATCGCAGAGATAATAGAAGAAGCGTATGAACGGTGCGGATTAGAAGTTAGAACAGGATACGACGCAGAGACAGCTAGAAGATCGCTTAACTTAATGTTTGCTGATTGGTCCAACAGAGGAGTTAACCTCTGGACAGTACGATCCGCTACGGAACCATTGGTACAAGGAACTTCGGCTTATACTTTGAACAAACACACTGTTGACATATTACAGATAGTTCTTAATCGAAACGGTACGGACTATGAGATGGATCAAATTAGTAGGGCTAACTACGCTAGTTTACCTAATAAAACTACTCAAGGAAGACCTAGCCAATATTATTTTGATAGAAGAATTTCTCCAATTATAAATGTCTGGGCTACTCCAGAGAATTCAACTGATACATTGACGTATTATTACATTCAACAAATGGAAGATGCAGATTACCTGTATAACAATGTGGAGGCTCCCTTACGATTTTATCCTTGTATGGTGGCAGGACTTGCATATTATATGGCTATGAAACGAGCACCAGATAGATTGCAAATATTAAAATCTGTTTACGAGGAAGAATTTGCTAGAGCTTCTGACATGGATCAGGACTTCTTAGATCTTGCTCTGAGACCTAGTGGTAGTTATTTGAGGGCAAATTAATGGCATACGCAAGTGGTAAAAAAGCTTGGGGCATTTCCGATAGGTCTGGTTGGAGATACCGTTTAAATACTATGCGGGTAGAATGGACAGGTGCTAAAGTAGGACCCGATGAGTGGGAAGCAAAACAGCCTCAATTAAATCCTCCTCCAGTGACTCCAGATCCTCAAGCACTGCGAGATCCTAGGCCTCAATCAAACCTAGCCGCAGAAAGAGTTATACAATATGGGTGGAATCCTGTAGGTATGGCAAGTAATGACGGGTTAACTCCTAACGATCTCCCTGGAACGGGAGAGATAGGAACTGTAACGGTGGTGACAACATGAGTTTTACATATGCGGAATTAAAGACAGCAATACAACAGTATACAGACAATACGGAGACGAGCTTTGTTGCAAATCTCCCTACGTTTATTAGAACAGTAGAGGAACGGCTTTTAAAGTCGGTAGATCTTACTGACTTTAGGAAGAACTCAGACGGTGCTGTCCAAGCAAACAATCAATATCTTGCAGTTCCTTCTGATTATCTGGCTTCATTTAGTTTATCTGCTCAATTTGACGGCACAGTATCGGGTGTATCTATTACTCCTAAGACATTTTTACTTCAAAAGGACGTAAACTTTATTCAAACATACACTCCAGCTCCCCAGGATACGACACCTTCTTTGTTACAAGTAGGAAGACCGTTGTACTATGCGCTTTTTGATAAAGATAACTTCGTTCTTGCTCCTGTTCCAGACGACACATACAAAATGGAACTTCATTACTTTTACAGGCCGCAGAGCTTAACCGCACTTGCAGATTCAGGAACAACTTGGTTAAGTGAGAATGCTCCGAACGCAATGTTGTTTGGAAGCCTAGTGGAGGCTACTGTTTATATGAAGGGTGAGCCTGATATAATGCAAATGTATAATGAAAGATTTGCAGAATCAGTTGCTAGGTTAAAAGATTATGCCGAAGCTAGAGAAAATTCAGACGCTTATCGAAGAGGGCTACCGGAAAGACGTAGGTCATGAAACTAGCTATTGTTGGATTGGGTGGGAGTTATTCCGACTATATAGCCGCTAGGATACGTTCAGAACATTTTGACGAAGTCTGGGGTATTAATTGCGTGGGTGGTATTATTCATGTTGATAAAACTATAATGATGGACCCCGTATCACGGTTCTTGGACTCTGATGACGCGGGATCTCAGACAGGGATAGCGCGAAAGTTCTTAGAGAAAAACACTAAGCCTATACTTACTTGTGAAATGGATGATCGAGTAGAGCATTTAGAACTCTATCCATTAGAAGCAGTAATTAAAGATTTAAACATTTGTTATTTTAACAACACTGTTCCTTATGCAATTGCGTATGCGATATACTACGGAGTAAAAGAACTTTGTTTGTATGGTTTAGATTATACATATAAGAATGTAAGCATGGCAGAAGCAGGAAGAGCTTGCACAGAGTTTTGGTGTGCAATTGCTACAACTAGAGGCATAAAGATAGAAGTTGCCCATAATTCAGGGCTTTTAGATACAAATGTACCTGAGAACGAGAAACTTTATGGGTATCACAGACTGGAAGATCCTTTAGTGCAGTCATATAAAAGTGGGGGTTTATTAATAACTCGTCAATCTAAGGTGGATCCACCAGAACCGTTGGATCAAGAACCTGTGATATTTGGAAGACACGATCACAAACACATGAATGGGGGAGAAGCAAAAAATGTTTAGTGTAAAAGGGGGGATTGAGGCAGGTTTTGTTACTGTAGTTGCGTCAAATAATGGCGGACTTAGTGACGATCAAATTTCAGATATGGCTACTAATAAGATAATTGCTGTGTCGGAAACAGCACCGGAACCGATTAGGCAACAAGCGCAAGCTTTTTCTGATAACGTGCGAAATGTCGTGCATTATCATATAGAGTTGGCTAGACGTGAGGAACGTGCTACTATAGCCCATAAACTAAGAGAGGCTGGTCACCCCGACTTAGCTAATACTATAAGGAGAATATAAAATGGCAATAACACAAGCGATGTGTACTTCGTTTAAAACACAGCTTTTGACAGCTACACATAATTTTGCTACTGGTGGAAACGCTTTTAAATTAGCGTTATATGCTGTTGGTAGTGGCGGTAAGTCGAGTACAACTGCAACATTAGGAGCCACATCTACAGTGTATGTGACTACTGGAGAAGTAGCCAGTAGCGGATCGTATGTTACTGGGGGTGGTGCTCTTACTAAAGTTGCTCCAACTTCAAGCGGAACTACCGCATTTACAGATTTTGCTGACATAACTTTCACTACAGCAACTATCACGGCTAGAGGTGCTTTAATCTATAACGATACAAATGGCGACAAAGCTGTTTGTGCATTAGATTTTGGAGGCGATAAATCTTCTTCTTCGGGAAGTTTTACAATCCAATTCCCAACAGCAGATGCTTCTAACGCTATTATCCGCATAGCTTAACGAGGTAACTCATGGCTATTCTAACAGGTTGGGGGCGCGGTAGTTGGGGTCAAGGGCCTTGGGGCCGAGCTATACCTGTTGTTATTTCAACTGGAGTTGCTGGGACTAGCGCAGTTGGATCCGTAAGTTTTGTAATAAGTTCTATAATTCAACCTACCGGAGTTTCTGCGACAAGCGCAGTAGGAACGGTTCTTGCGGCGGGTGGAGCAGTTGTTACAGAAACAGGCTTAACAGGCACTGTTGGTTTTGGTGATGAACAAGTTGTTGGAACCGCAGTAGTAAGTCCGCCTGGTGTTTCTGCGACAAGTGCAGTTGGAACTGTACAAGTTAGTTTATCCGCAGTAGTAAGTCCGACTGGTGTTTCTGCGACAAGTGAAGTTGGTGATGAACAAGTTGTTGGAACCGCAGTAGTAAGTCCGCCTGGTGTTTCTGCGACGAGTGAAGTTGGAACTGTAATAGTTGTTTTATCCTCAGTAGTAAGTCCGCCTGGTGTTTCTGCGACAAGTGCAATTGGTAATGAATCTGTCGTAAGTTCGGCTGTTGTTTTACCTCCAACGCAGCTAACTTTAACAGGCCAAATTGGAGAAGTTACTCTCGCATTAGGTGTTACTGTCTTCCCAACGGGCGTAGTAGGTACAGGAGAAATTGGCGAAGAAAACGTGTGGTCTATAATTAGTCCTTCCCAAACCCCTGACTGGAATGCTATAAGTGTATCACAAACCCCTGGTTGGAGCGCGAAAAGTATAACGCAAGATCCTAACTGGACAGAAATAGCGGCATAAGGAACACACAATGGCAAGCACCTATGTAAACAACCTTAGACTTAACGAAATGGCAACGGGAGATGGTGCGGGTACATGGGGTACTACAACAAACCTTAACCTAGAGTTGATCGGTCAAGCACTGGGTTGGGGAACTCGCGCTGTTGCTAACGCCTCAACTGATAATATTACAATAGCAGATGGTGCGTCAGACGCAGACAGAAGCATGGCACTTAAACTTACAGGTGGTGGGCAAGCGTGTACCATAACAATTTTACCAAATACATCTTCTAAAGTTTGGATTATGGAAAACGCTACAGCGGCTACTTTAACTTTTACACAAGGAAGTGGTGCTAATGTTGCTATCTTAGCAGGTGAAACTAAAATTATTGCAACTGACGGCGCGGGAACTGGCGCAGTGGTTTATGATCTTTTAACAGATGTTAATCTAGCAGGGACAACAAAAACTGCGGTTCTTACAAACGCAGGTCTTACTACAACTGGTACACTTACCAATCAAGGTCTTCTTACAAATCAAGGCGATGCCGATTTTAGTGATGATGTAACTCTTAAATCAGACTCTGCTGTTCTTGGTTTTGGCGCAGACACAGACACTACTTTAACACACACCGATGGTTCTGGTTTAACATTGAACAGCACAAACAAAATTATGTTTAACGATGAAACGCAATTTATTCATGCTACTAACGCGACCACATTAAATCTTGCTGCTACAGATGAAATCCAACTGGATGCTACAGCGATTGATATAAATGGTACTGCGGATATTAGTGGCACTCTTACGAATGCTACAGCAGCAGTTAAAGTTGCAGGATTAGAAACAATATATGTGCCCTCTGGAGCCATGTATCCAAATACAACAAATGGGTGTTCTGATTTAACACAAGTAGAACTAAGTAATGGACCAGAATTAAGTGTATTAGATTTTGCGGCAGATGCGGATGACTTTGCACAATTCTCTGTAATTTTCCCTAAATCTTGGAACGAAGGTACAGTTACTTTTCAAGCGTTCTTTACTGTAACCGGTACAAATACTGGTACGGTAGCATGGGGATTATCGGGAGTTTCAATAGCCGATAATGTAAGCAACAACACAGCCTTTGGTACAAATGTAGTTGCAACAGCAAAATCACATAGTGGAACATCAAATGATTTAGACGTTTCAGC